TTGTCTGTACCAATAAGACAAGAACAAACATCACTTGTAGGAGATGTTTCAAATTTATACAATGGACCAAAATAAATTTCACCATCAATAACCTTGGCAATAATGGCACACCCATAACTATTCCCTCTATATTCAAACGCAATAAAAACTCGGTCTGAAGCCAGCTTTTCAACAGAAACATAAGCTACTGCTGAACCAAAAAAAGAAACGGGGGTAGAACAACTTACCGTTTTTCCTGAAATACTCAATAAACACGCCTTGCCGATGCTTGAATCCGCTGTGTCTCTATAGGCTACAAAAACAGTTTCGCTATCAAGCGCACAGGCGGAAACATAGTTTACAGCGCCAGACGAAAAAGCCGTTTCGTCCCCATCGTTGGACCCATCCCAAAGACTCCAATCCACCCCCCTGACAGACCTAGCCAAATGTTTTGCCAGCATTAGGACAACTCCCTCCCGGTATGGAAACCGTACTTGGTCGTCCCACCGTCTGGCGATACAATCGTTATGATATGGACACTGCTCACCGTTGTAATGTCCGGCTCTGTTCCATCGTTCCAGAGAATACTTTCGTCCGACCAGGACACCGTTCTTGCAGGGTCATCCTGGGTAAGAAAAATGGTCAGGAATTGCACCGTCCCTGTAAGCCAGTTGGATATGCTGAAAGTAGTGACGTTTTCTGAAAGCGCGAGGACGAAGTTATTCCCGTCTTCTAAATCAAGGTCAAGTACCCCGGCAGAAGACGTTACCGTCTTGGGGACTTCGGAGTAGTCCTTCATCTTCGGGCGCTTCAAAACAGCGTCTTCAAGATTAACCGACCCCGTTCCCTTTGGGACCAATATCAGGTCGATATTCGTGTCTCCGCCAGTTGCTTGAATTTTTGGCCCATTTCCTGTTGCAGCGTTTACAAACGTAATCTCGTTTACAGCAGACGCGGTTGCGCTAAACTTTAAAAGCTCATTATCGTTTGCATCTACCAAACTAAAGGTGCTCACGTTTAAATCGCCGCCAAGCTCAGGGTCCAAATCGTTTACAAGCGCAGTAACAACCGTTACCGTAGCGCCACCTGTAATTTCAGAAAGCATTGCTTGCTGCGCTTCAAAACAGCCGGTAGAAGAATTGTATCGGAAAGTGTAAAATTTTCCAGTTACAATATCACCAGACGAAAGCGTACCGCCCCCGTGTAACTTTAAAGATTTTGCCCCAAGACTGTTCACATCTAACGTGGCAGCACCATCGTTTGCATGGTTCGCCTTAAAGGTAACACTCAGGCCATCCGTATACCCTGACGGCGCGGAATCAAGATCAACTTCGTAAGCATTGCTTGAACCAGAACAAGTCCCGTATGTAACAGTACCTATTTTAAGCCTTGTCTCGTCTGGCAATAAAGCAAAAGCGGTTGAAACCGCAGAAGACAAATCGTTTACATTGGCACTTCTTGCCAGCGCAAGCGCAGTAACATCGGAAGGCGCTATGAATGTACTCATCTCTGGATTCTCCTGGGAATATAATGAAACACTACTCCGTCAATTCTGTGGCCTAAATCCGAATCACTCTTGGAATACCCTAAAATTGCTATGTTTTGCCCATTACCACGAATAGGGAAAGACGCTGTTTGGACAACTTGAGAATCCCAATAAAACGCGCCCCACGAATCAACATCCCACCTTCCCCCTTTCCCCGCAAAAGTGGTGTTGTTCACGATATGCTGCGGATGCCTTGGGTCTGAATAGGTAAAGTCTGGGAAAAAACTAATGACAGTCCCTCCGTTTGAGGTCCCTTCTATAACAGCACGGAGATATGTTTTTAGCGATGTAGGTGATTTTGAGTGGTTAAACATCAGGTGGAAATAGGCTTCTATGTCCTCACCGTCAAACGATGACCCCTTGTCGGCTTGGTAAAGCCACCCATCGTCGTCACAAATAAAAACTGTGTCGTTGTTCCCGCAAAAAACACAATTAATGTTTATCGGATACTTAAACGCAGTTATATAGTAGGCCGTTGCCTGAAAAGCCCCCACCCACTGAAAGCCGGTTGTCACGCAGATTCCAGTGCCATCACTACCATAAACCCTATACTGGTTGCGGTCCCTGTAAACGCTTGAACCGATAACAATATCCTTTATATCATCTATAAGAGATTGTACTTCTCTGCTTATGCTTGATTGTGCGAAGTTACCATATTTTTCGGTGCTTGAAATTGTCGTTATCCCTTGAGAGCCAAACATCAACGACCCGGTTGGGACATTCTTTACCGTATACGCATCTCCACCAGCTTCCGCTGAAATCGTATCAAGCTTCCAATCATCGCTACTTGAGCCAGATAATTGATAAGAACCCCTTTCACCAATTACCCCTAAAATTTCTCCTGGCAAAACAACAAGGCTTGTAATATCGTCCCCCATACCAATTTCGGATGCACCAGTTACGGCGCTCCATTGGTACGGGTAGCCGGTTGAAGAATGTTGCAAGCTACCCTTAAACGTAAAAAACAGGTGCCGCTTATGACATGCCACATGGGAAGGCGTGTCTGTCGTCATGCCGGTGTCTATCGGGACAAAAACATCGCCGTCAAATTCGAACCCCCTGTTTTTCCCGTCACACCCATACATTCTATATGTATCGGTTGAGCCATAAAAATTGTAACAAACCGTTTCGTATGTACCACCAGGAAGCAACGTAATAGCAGTTGCCGTGCTTGTTGCTGTAGCCTGCCCAGAAGCGTCAACATTTAAAACATCGGTGTCGTTAAATGTACCGCTAATGCCAGAGATTATCAGCCTACCAGCAGCATCAGCCCCCCAAGCGCCGGATTCCAAAACAACCCTTTCAACCGTTGCCGTCGCGCCCGAAGTAACCTGAGTTATGGTATTACCGTCCTCAATCAACCCAGTGCCGGTATCAAAACTAATCTCATAATAAAGCGTAACCTGCGACCACCCCGAAGAAGTTGCCTTCCACAAATTACAAGCCGTTCCTGCCGCATTATCTCGGAATACATATACCGTTCCATCCAGCACACCGCCACCGCGAATAGCCCCGCTACCAGTAGGACGCGATATGCCAGCCCTTGTATTGTCTGCGGCAAGATTTTTGATCGTTGCGTGAAGACTGCTTGTCGGCGCGGCGTCTTCCTCAAACTCGCCATCAAGGGTTCCAACCGTTGTCGCCGTAGCATCAACAATTTCCTCGTCCTCGGCGAAATCGCCAGACATTGAAACAATAGCAATCGCAGTAGTGGTAAGATAAACAACCACACCTGTTTCGCCAGAAATTGCTCCCGTAATGGTGTCTCCGCTTGAAACAATTCCCTCTGTAAATGTTCCGGCACAATAATAATAAGCGGTATCTGAAGGGGAATCTGAACCATCATATCTTTCATAGCCGTCTATTCGTCTAAGACCGCCATTGTCCCCCGCCTCATAGTTCATGGCTAAAATTGCCTTGCCCGGTTCTATCGACATGGCAGGGGATACAAGATCGAGGCCACCCTGAACCTTCGTATACTCAACCCTTACATTGACTTCAGGTAGCTTCATGCCAGTGGGCTCCCCCACCCGATCTTCGGAAGCTGAGAATATTCCATCGCTCTCATTAACCGTTGGTATTCTGCTTCTCCGTGAGCGTATTTTTCTGGCGCTGCCAACAGTCCTGCATAATATTTCAATGCTCTCCAAACAATTAGCATGTGAAAATCTGACGGGAAAATTGGCGTATCGGTGTTGCCTGACAACGTATCAACCTGTTTAACGTATTCACCAACACAAGTGTATGCGTCGTCTGGCGTGGGCCAAAAAACAATAGAATTGTTCGGTTTGATGGAAAAAACTGACGGCCTACCAGAAGGAAGCGAACCGATCATGTATGCCCGGCGAAAGTCGTCCCACGGGGTATATGTTATTTGGGCTTCGTCCGCTGCATCGAGGTAAATCCTCACATCGTCGGTCTTCCACTCTAGTAGGTCGTCAATAGATAAAGAGGCGGGAGTGTAGGTATAAGTCCCGGAAATCAAAGCAGAGGAAAAATCTCCTTGCCTAAAGTTCCAGGTTGTATGAAGAGACTGAATGTCTTCATAGGCGCTATTCACCCATGTAACAATTTCTCCTAGCTCCCCTACTTGCCCAACAACAGAAGCCGGGCCAGTCCCGGATACCCCCGCCTCCATTCGCAATCTCTGACAAAGCTGAAGATAGTTCAACTCGCCAAAATCCTTTCGAGCCATTCACGGCCCTTGGGGTTCGGATCGTTTAACACCTCGAACGGATAAGACAGAACCGCCCGTTCAACCATACGGATATTGCTCGGGTCCCTTGGGTCTGCCGCCTCCTGTTCGTAAGTGTAGGTCCGCGCTCTCGCCAACGCCTCAACATACTTCCGCTTAACTTTCTGCTTTTGCCCGCGAATAAAGTATTGAGAAATACCATTCACCGAAGAATAGACAGGGGCCGGGTCCAAAGCTGATGTCGCAACTCGAACAGTCAAAATCTCGTTGGCAAACGCCTCGCTTTCCACGTTCACGTTCTTACCGGGAACCTCGATCTCACCGCTATTCCCGATTTCATCCAACGGAAACGTGCGCTCCCTCTCAACCGCCGCCTCAACTGCTTTTGCCATATTACCTCACAATCCGCATAAGTTTAAAAAAAGGGGCCAGTCCCCCGGCCCCCGGTTAAGTTAAGAAGTCATTGGGGAAACCGGAACGGTAAACAAATTGTAAAACGTAATCGTCCCAGTCCCAATATCGTCCGTAATGTCATCCACGCCAACCGTAAATGCGGTCGCGCCTGTGGCAATTTTGATAGCGCCAATCGGGCAAGTACTGGCAGTCGGGGTAGGCCAATGAAGAACAGCCGTCCCGGCAGACAGCGCGGTATTGGAAACCTCTGTCCCCTTAACAACAGATAGAGTCCCGCTAGAATTAAGAAGAACAAGATACAAACAGGTAGTCCCAATGGCCTGTTCGGCACAAACAGTAGGCGCAATATTGTCCGCATCGCCCTTGTGATAAAGAACTCCGTTGATCGCGTAGTCTACACCTGCGCCATTGGAGGCAGCGATTTGAATGGTAGAGTCGTTAGTCCCCTCGGCCAAGCCTGCATAAGAAAAACATGCGGTCCCGCCACGGGCAAGTTCGTTAAGGTTCAAAGTCATTTTTCTTCTCCTTCTTCTTCAAAGAATTTTTCGTAAATCGGAATGTGGTCGTCAGACAACTTCCCTGCATCAGACAGCTTGGAAAGTTCCGACTTGATTAGATTCGCAACCGTCTCGCCAATCTTGATTTCCTTGCTAACATCCGCGCTTACGTTCCAAGCCAATACCCTTGACCCTTCACGGTCCTCTTCCCTGAACCCAAGATCGGCATTTTCCTTTTCAGAAAACGATAACGCCTCCCTCGTTTTGCGAATCAACTTCAGGTTCGTGTAAGATCCCTCTCTCGGCAACAACGCAAGCAACATCAACCTCTCTCTAACACTTAGTTTCATATGCCCTCCCTGAAGGCCCCTGGTAAAACCGCTGGAAAATCGGCCAGGGTTTCCGATCTTTCGGGTGCTACCCTATCCAGCGGATTCATCGGTTAGTTCCATTCCGTAGCGACAACACACGGGATATAATAAGCGGTAGAACCAATCTTAACCCGCAGCCCAACCGTATTTGCAGGAAGTTCGTACAAACTCACGCTGGACACCAACTTCGTAGTATCCGCAGCAGCCGTGAACCCCTGTATGCTAAACAAGTAAGCGTCGGTATCCACGTCAGCCCTCCCGGTCTCATCGCCGCTATTACACAGACGAAGAACCGAAAGTTCAGTTAGGCCAGCAGGGTCGGAAGCATCCCCATCCGAATACAACTCGAACATGCCGGCACAAAGCGTCCCGGTCGGTGCCCAAGAAGCAATGTCGGGGATATGGGTCGTTCCACGAATAGCCGCGCCAAGACCAGAACATTCCGAACCACCAGCCGTAGCCAGAAAGTTGAGCGAAATGTGTGCGCCGTGCGCCGTACCGATATTGGCATTAACGGTCGTGAAAGCTCTAATGGTTTCACCGCCGCCCGTGCCGGTCCCGGTCAGGTACAACCGAAGATAGGCAAGACGGTTATCGCCAGAAGTCGCCCCATTGTCGCAATACATCTTGACAAAGGCCATATTGGCGGTGTCCTCGGTAATCGGGGCCGAAGAAGTCCCCCCCTTGAGAATGCCGCCATCAGTGTTTTTGCCGAGAACATTGAAATCAGAAAGGTCAAATCAACCATCGTCGTCCATGAAAATACTGAACAACTTCCGGATAGACCTTCGTGCCCTCGGATCTGCAATGTAGTTAATATAGCTTTGAATTTTGTTGCTCATGTGGAATCCTTTCCGGGCAACCCTTGTTTAATCATTAAGACAAGTCAGACGCGCCACACTCGATACGCACCATCCAGTTTTCGTTCAGCCGCACACAGGAGTACCAAAAATCGGCACCCACATAACCGAACATACCGGACGGGTTTGCATGATTCTTCTGAGAGGCCGGGATAATCGTCGGAGAAATCCCAGAATACCCATGACCCTTCAAAGACACATGACCAAAAGCGTCTTCAGCCATGACCATGACAGGATAAACGTCCACGTTGGCAGCCCCGGCAGAAAGCATTCCGGTAACACCAACAGCAGCCCCGCCGGCCAGGAAGGGAGCGAACAACGGCGAAGCGATAAACCGGAAATCCTCAACAGCCCCAAACTCGCGGTCGTGAAGCGGTTTGATCGCACTCCCGTACTCAACCCGCTTGGTGAAACCCTCAAGATTGCGAATATCGGCAATCACATCGCTGTGGCAGAACACCACATAACCCGGCTCAACAGCGGAAGTGCCAAAGTCTGGACCGGGTTTAATCGCACTCGTCACCTTGCTAGCCCGGTTTTTCTCCAGCGCACGGGCAGCCTTGCGAAGTGCATTCAGGCTGATCGCGGTATTAACACTGGTACGGGCCGCGCCGTTGGCATAGATAACCGCAGTCCCGCCGCGCATCTGACCATAGGCCACAAGCTCGGCAACCTCAGCCATCGTCTGCCCGCACACCTTTGCCATATCTTCGGGAATATCGTCCTCGTACATCAACTGCGCCTTGCTGGTGAACTTGAACAGCACGGCATACTGAGTCAGGGTAGTCGAAACGTCCGTGTATGTGATAGTATTCGCAGTTGGGGTCACACCTTCAGACGTAACGAAGTTTGCGGCGGTAATCGACGGGGTTTCACTATACCCGTCAGCCGGGTTGGCCACAGCGGCTCCACCAAAAGGAACAACGCGCCGAAATACAACAGTATCGGTCTTGTTTAACGGTTGCTCTTTCTGCTGCCCGAACTTCCCCAATACCTGGATGTTCTCGGCAAACTTCAACATTTTCAATTCGGCCCGGAGTAGGTTCCGGGATGCTACTGTATCGTATTTTTGAACAGCCATTTAGCTACCCTCCCCATATCTGCTTCGACAAATGCCGCCTCAACTCTTCTGGCGTCATGTCGGCTTCAGACTTGATTGGTTTTTCCGAAACGCCTGTTGGAGAAACACTTCTCTCAAGGCGCTTTTTTCTTTCTTCCTTCACATTCGGTTGCGTCGGCTTTAAGCTGGCCTTGTAGGCGTCCAAGATCTCAATGGCGTCGTCAGCCTTTGTGCTTGCAGCCTTGTGCTTCATCTGTTCCGGTTGCGTCTTAAACCAAGACCAAAACTCCTTGGTTCTCAATGTTTGCTCATAATTCGGATGCCGGGCGGCAACAATTCGTTTTTCAATCTGCTCGGCAATCTGCTGCTGGATCTGTTTTTGGGACGTTAGAATGGCGGCTTGCGCTTCAGACTTGGAAAGAAACTTGTTCTCGTAATCGGCGCTCTGCGCGGCGATTTTATCTTCCATTGCCGAAGCCCACTCCGGAAAATCCTCCTTCAAGGACTTCCACGTTTCGTCGCTCTTTTTTGCAGCGTCTATTTGTGCCTGTGTCGGCGCTTTATCCCCAGCCTTGCGAGTATCAACGGCGGCACTTTTGGCTAAATGACTCTGAATCGCCCCTACACGCCCCTCTGTCGTTTTCAACCGGGACGTGAACTGTTCCAGCGTTGAACCAATCGCGTCCAGCTTTTCCCTTAGGGCCGCCGGAACACCGGCCCAGGGGTCTTCTTCGGGCGCTGCCTCTTCGGCCTCGCCCTCCGCTTCAGGTTGATCTTCTTCTTGGGGTTGAGCTTCTTCTTCATCCGGCTCATCCTGAGGCGGTTGCTCAAGCCCTTCGTTCACGTCAACCTTCGGCGCTCCATCAAAAACCTCTGCTACTAATTCATCCCTGATACCCATAAATCACCTCTCGGCACCGAATATCTCGGCGGCGATTCCTTTGGAGCGGACTACGCCCGGTCCTGCTTTTTCCAATTCCAACACGGCCCTTGCCATCTTGATCTGGCCCCTAATGGCGGCGGTAGCGTTCGCGTCCAGGGTCAGCTTCTCATTGCGTTCATGTAATTTTTTTATCTCACCCTCTAAAAATTCCTTGACATATTTCCAAGTACCTGAATATGTATCAAGCTGCGGCTCCATATCGTTTCCGGGCAACGCCGCATAAAAAATTTTATCCTTCCTCCACGGCCACTTAAAGCGCATACGCACTCCCTGCCGGCGCTCTGCCGGGCGGCTCAATCGGAGGCTTCGCTACTTGCGGGGAGGTCCCCGCTAACTCCTTCTGGGTTGTCAGCTTCATGGCTTCCTTTGATAGCATCGCCTTGATTTCCTGAAGCGTAATATCTCCCCTCTGAGCCAACTCAAGCATCTTGATTTCACGGTTAAGCATGGCAATCTGAAGGTCATGCTCCCTCTTCATCTTCGCCTCTTCGCTGTCCACCTGAAGCTCTAACTTCGCCCCCTCCTGCCGCATCTGCTCCCGCTTAATCTCGCTTTCGGCTTTTACCTGCGCCGCTTGTTGCGTCGCAATCGCCCTTGGATCTTGTTGCGGGTTCTCCCTAAGCTGGCGCTCGATCTCTTCAATTTCTTCATCCGGTTTCAAAATGTCTATTTTCTGTGCAGCCAAAGCAAACTTGATCGCCTTCTTCCAGTCGATAATTGCCCCAAACAAAGGATCGCCCTTTAGTTCCATCATCTGTAAAATAGCCTGAGACGCCCTTTCCCGTTGGAGCAATATCGAGGTTCCCCTTGGGTCAACCTCATAATCCCCCTTTACCTCGTCATTGTCTGAATACTGCATGTTCCAGTGGTAATAGCGAGTCAAATGCGGACGGGTAATTTGGTCGTCCCAATACTTTACCCTACTCCTTAACGCCACATTGGAAGCGTCAATCTTCAACTCCACCGCCCCCAATGTTTCTGGCGGCCCCATCGGCTCCTGCGGGAATGCCATCGGCATAGCCGTTTCAATATCGGCAAACTTCAGCGCCAACTCAATAATCGCCTGCAACTCTTTTTGATTGTTCTGTAATTGAAATTGTGCAAACGCCTTGCTTACATCTTGAATATCGCCGTCATAGCGCCATAGTTTTTTGCCGGTAAGCTCCCACTTGCCGTCTGCCGGCTGAATCCCCATGCCGATAACAACGTTCGCCCCTGCACTGTCACCAGCATTATCCATCATCGCTCGCCATGAAGCGGTAATCACCCTCTGGACCCACATCAGAATACGGGCTACGCCAATCCCCCATACACTCCCAGAAACTGGCGTCCAAGTAAAAAAATCGTAAGGCAAGTCCCCGGTGTCCAGCGCGTTCAAAGCCGCCTTAATCGGCCTGTCGTTTGCAAATACAACACAAGCTGAAAGCACCCCCTTCATGCCTTGACAATCGCACCCAAGCGCCTCAAGCTCTTCGGCATTCAAGTCACCATTGTATTCCCAAATCTCGTATGCGTCCCCTTTCCCACGATACGAAGTCTCAAGCTCCAAGGTCTTCTTTTCCCCCAAACCAACCATAGTCCGCTTGGGGTCTTCGGATAACACCAACTGAATTTGATCGTCCAGGTATCCCTCAACGCCAATCAACCGCCTGAGCTCTCGCGGAAGAACATAGTCGCGCTCCCATACATACGAAGCCTTCTTTATATCGTCGCCACAATGAGGGTCCGGGAACACATTCCAATAATCAACACGCTTAGAATATGGCCGGTGTTCCTCAATCGCCTCCATTATATAAGCGCCGGCCTGTTCGTCCCGCCGCCAACTCTTCCTTATCTTGGCAATAACGCTCGGCCCCTTCAAAATGCCAGTGCCAACCTTGACAGCATCCCGCACTACCTTTCGGCATTCGGCATTGAAAGAACACTCGGTAAGCTGATCGTCTATCTCAGCCTCCATACGCTGCATCTTTTCCTTGGCAGTCTCAATCTCGTTCTTTGCCAATTTGCCAAGGGTTACAGGCCCTTCATCGTCTACAACCGGCTGACCATTCAAAGAAACAGGCGTCTTGTTCTTCAACTGCTGCATCAAAGTCGGGACAGGAGTCGTCTTTAACCCCCAATTCCGATCATCCACCGGGAGCATAATGTCCGCAAACCT